AGAAAACGAACCCAGGACAGACAGTCGCCATCCCGCAGTGCCTTGATAAGCTCGGCTCGCAGCCAGGCGCGGAACGCCACCCCACGGCGGGACAGCCACGCCGTCAGTCTTTCGGACATACACCGGGGTCTTGAAGTAGCTCCATGTGACTCCACGGTTCGTCCCCCCGAGCCGCAGCTCCTGGAAGTGTTCGATCATCTGCGTGCGCATGTGGTTTTCGAAGCGGCGGAACGCGACCGAGTGATTCCCGAGCCGTCCGTTGAGGCGGGACAGCTCGATCTTGAGCGTGCGGATCTCGTTCCCGACGATCGCCATCACCACACCCGGACGGCGCGGAACGGGTCGAGCAGGACGCGGATGCCGCTCGGCAGCTCCTCGCCGCCGCGGTTCTCGTAGAACCACGAGATGGCCTGGAGGACGGCGAGCTTGAGCTGTGCCGGAACGCTGGCCGCCGTGCCGAACCCGGTGACGTACCGGATGCGCAGGCCTGCCACGTCCCGCAGGCCGTCGGGCCAGGTCTGCCCGCGCACGAGGACCAGGCGCGGCACGAGCCCGCTGCTGTCGAGGTAATAGTTGCTCGCCGCGAAGGTCTGCGCCACGTTGTCGTCGCCGAAATAACTCACGCTGGTCACCGACTGCACCGGGCCTCGCGGAAGCTCGACCCACGGGAGCCGACGCGCGCGACCCGACAGGTAGAACGGGGCCTCAGGCAGCGGGTAGCGGTAATCCACCGGGTCTTCCACCGGACGGTCCAACCACAGGTCCCAGGTCTGCGTGATCAGCGAGCGCCGAGTGTAGTCCTCGACGAGCCCCCGGGCCTGCGCGATGAGGCTCGTGATGAGCGTGTCGTCCGGACTGGAGGCCGCGTCCTTCACGACCGTGACGCTGAACGGGGCCGCAGCCGTCGCGACCGTGGCGACAGCACGAAGGTACTGCGCGGCGCCGGTGTATTCGATTTCGTGGATCTGATCATCGTTCGATGCCGTGACCTGGCCGAAGTCGGCGAAGGTGGTCCAGGTGACGGTATCGGACGACTGCTGGATACGCACATCGACGGCAGCGCCGCCGGTGAACGTGCCAGCGTTGAGCTGCACGAGGACCCTGCCCGAGAACCCGAGGACCGACACGGTCGACCCCACGAGCCCATATGCAGCGACCACAGACTGGAGAGCGGGCTTGATCGACTGGACCTCGGTCACATCCGCGGCGAACTCCGTCGAGTCGATGCGCAGGAACGCCTTCGCCTCGGTCAGAGTGACCGGCTCTGTCGCCGGCGCGGTGTAGAGTTGCAGGCCCATGATCCCTCCCGGGGGTGGGGATAGGGGAGCCCCTCGCGAGGCCCCCCTCCCTTGACGTTAGACCGCCACGCCGCCCTTGTGGCGCTCGTTGCCGCGAGCGACCATCGCCTCGACGATGGCGCCGGTAGCAGGAGAGCCGGCGACCGTCAGCACCACGCGGACATACCGCTTGCTGCCGATATAGCTCACGGACTGAATCGCGTTCTGCGAGCAGGCCGCCAGGCTGCCGATGAGGTCAGCAGCCGCCACCGCGGTGTAGCCGGAGCCGGAAGCGTCCGAGTGCTCCACCGACGGGGTGTGCGTGCCGTCCGTGATCGCGCCGCAGTGGACGATCACGAGTGCGCTCTCGTAGCCCTGGAGATCCACCGCGGCGCCGTTCGTGGACGACGTGCGAGCGGCAGGGTTCAGCGAGAGAGCGGGTTCGATGTTGTTCTTGAGGTCCTTCATCGTCGCCCCTCCTTAGGTCGAGCACTTGAGCTTGCGGATCGCCTCCGGCAGGACCACCTGGCCACCGACGCGCTTGCGAGCGATGAACCGGATGTTCCCGGAAGCGGCCTGGGTGAACGGGTCCCGCTGGACTTCGATGGCGACGCGATCGACGATCGTGTAGCCGGCGCCGAAGTCACCGAACAGGACGGGGAACGCACCGGCGCCCTCGGCGGGCATGTCCGGGGCTTCGACCACGGGGCGGCCGAGGAGCAGGCCGGGCTCGCTGCCCGACAGGCCGGGCTGCCACAGGTACTGACCCGAGGTGACATCCTTGAGCTTACGGACGCTGGCGATGGTCGCGCGACGCATCATCCACACGGCGTTGCGAGCGTAGGCATCCTTGATGGCGTAGAACAGCTCGATGAGCCCGTCCGCGCCGACAGCCGTCGAGACGCCAGAGTTCGTCTCACCGATCGAGGCGTTCGTGAGCAGGCCTTCCGGCTTGCCGATCGCATCGCCCGAGATGAAGGCGGAACCCTCAGCCACGGCGAACCGCTCGGCGAATTCGGCGTTGAGTTCGGCCTCAACGTTGAAGGCGGCATCCTCGAGCATCTGGCGCGAGACATCGACGAGAGCGTACATCTCGTGCGTGGGGATCTCTTCGAGGCCGAAGGTCAGGCCGGTGGTCTCGGAGCGGGCGCCCTGCTCAGCGACCCAGGCAGCCGAGAACACGCCGGAGCGCTTCGGGAGCTGGATGGCCTTGGCAGCAGTCTGGCGGACGCGAGCGACCGAACGGACCGGGCTTGCGACCGTGATGCCCTTGATGATCTCGCGGACGAACTCTTCGGGGGCCAGGTAGCCGCCCAGGGTGTCATCGGCGAGGATCAGGGCCTTCTGCTCGACGGCGCCGGTGCGCAGGAACTTGTTGTAGGCGGCCTTCGCCTCATCGACACCAGCCGAAGCGTTGCCGAGGAGAGCGGGGCGGTTGGTCTTCGTCTCGAGTGCGTCGATGCGCTCGTTGATGCGGTCGACGTGGGCGCGAGTTTCAGCAGCCGATTCGCCGAGCTTCTTGGCTTCCGCCAGGGCCCGGTCGTTGACCGATTTGAACTCGTGCCAGAGATTCTGAATCTCGGACATGTTCGTTATCCTTTCAGTGCCGCACGCAAGAGAGCGGCGAGGGTGTCCATCTCCGGCATGTCCTCATCGGGCATCCCGGGCTCTTCCGGTGCGGCTCCTTCGGGCGGGGTGGATTCCTCCGGCCCCTCCATCAGGAGTGCTTCCATCATGGCCTTCGCCATGACCAGATTGTTCATACCCACTTCAATCAGCGTGAGGACCTGCGCCATCCGGGCTTGATGCTCAGACCCGTAATCGTTCTTGATGGCGGTCACGCTGGCGAGTTCATTCGCGGGGAAAGTCACGAGGCTAACCTCCAGGAGCTTGAGTTCCTTCAGCTGGCGGACCTTGCCCTGCCAGCCGTCCTGCACGACCTGGTAACCGATGCTCAGGCCCTTGATGGCGCCCTGCTTGAGCAGCGCATACGCTTCACGACCGCGGGCCGTCTCGAGGTTGATCTCGCCGCGCACGACGCGCAGGCCCTTCGAATCCTCGACCAGCTCGAGCACGCCGACCGGCTCGGTGGTGTCGTGCTGCCAGAGCAGCGGGACGACGTTGCCGCGCTCGCTCAGCGACTTGCGGAACGCGCCGGGCATGACCACGTCACCGTGCTGGTCGACGTTGTTGAAGATGCTCGCGTATCCGGTGAACACTCCAGCCTCGTCGGCCAGGTCGCCATCCGAGATGCGGACGGACTTGCGGTCGATGGTCTTCATGGCCTTGCCGGCCTCCTCTCGGTCGATCATTGCAGCCACCTTGTTACTCCATACCCGCCCGGGCTCGCCGCCCCAGAGCAGGAACGCGACGTATCCCGGGGTCGGCGGGCTGTCCCAACCGGGCCGCTTGTCGACCGCGTGCCGAGCGTGCCAGGCGCGCATCTTAATGATCTTGTCACGGCTCGCGGGTTCCCCCGAGGCCATCCGGCGAGCCCATGCCACCGTCTCGGGCTGGAGACCTTCGCCGCTTGCCCCGTCCTCGTGCAGCTCCAGGCCCCGGCGCAGCGCCTCCCTCACCCCCTGTGGGGGCGTCAGGTACTTTTCGATCGGCATCGGGCGCCTCCTTCAATGGTCCGCGCTGAACGGGTGCATCTCCTTGACCCGGTGGAACGTCCAGCTCCAATCGCTTCTTGCGACGAGATAGCCCTCTGTCTCGAGGACGTATGTGCTGCCGGGGTTCTCTCGACACTCATCCTCCGCTCCCGCACGGGCCGCGGGTTGGCTCTCGTGCCAGACCTCCCGGTCCCACTTGTCCAGCGAGGGCCGGTAATCGTACCGCTTGCCGCGCTCGTCCTGCATGAGGTCATCGAGGGTCGGCCTCACAATCGGCGGGATCGGGCCACCGGAAGATGGTGACGGGTGCCACCCCAGCGTGGACCGCGTCACAGAAGACTTCCGCTTCGCCACCACCTTCTCCATCCCAGAACATGCTCCGCCGGGTCTTGACGCCGGGGAATCGTGCGCGCAGGTCCTCCTCGAGGATCGCGCAGGCAGCCACCGCGTGACGCTCGCCCTGGACGTGCGACACGATCGGATGGATGATCGCCCGGCGGATCGCCTCACTCGGGTCCGGGCTCGCGGGGTGCAGGTCACTCATGCTCGTTGATCCAGGTGTGAACCTCGAGCACGTCGTCGCCCTTGAGGATGACGCTCGCGCGGTCTTGGTGCAGCACCGAGGCCAGCGGACCGTACCTCTCGCTCTTGATTTGCGCCGCGTTCATCGCGATGCGGCGGTTGCCGTGCTGGATGATCTCGACCATCATTCCCCTCCGATCGGGACTTCGACGTAGACCTCGTCGCATCGGCATTCGCAGACGTTCGCGGCGCCGCCTGCCGGGTCCTTCGGGTGCATCATGCTCACGCCGCCGACGTCATAGGGCTCGTCCATCGCGACCACCTTGCCGTTCATCTTGGCGTGGTCCTCGCGAGTGCGGCTGTCGATCACCGAGATCCACCGCTTCCGCAGCTCGATGCCCAGCGGCTGGATGTCCTGATTGAGGCTCACTGCCTCGAGGTTCGCGCCCTTCGACGCGGCCATGCCCACCTCGGTGCGAGCGATCAGCATCGGGCGGTACTGATAGTTCGTCTGGTAATCGCCAGGCAGCACCCCGGCGTCCGTGACCTCGTAGAGACCGCGGATCTGCTCAGCGATGGCCTTGTAATCGAGAGCCCGTTCGATGCCGTCCAACACGATGCTCTGGATCTCGTCCTGCGTCGTCTGGTTGATGAGGCTCACCTGCGAGGCGACCACGGTCTTGACCCAGGAATCCCACAGCGATCGAACGTTCGCGAACACGCCCTTCGTCTCGCGTACCCCGAGAGCTTTCTTGCGATGCGCGAGGGCCTTTCCCACGAGGCTCGCGCTGTCACGCCCGACACGATCGTACAGGCTCGTCAGGACGGGCGTGAGAGCGTCCTGCGAGCCGAAGTTAGGGTTTGCGTTGCCGCCCTCCACCTGGTCAGCGATCTCGCCCAGGCCGGCGCGGAGAGCCTTCCTGATGCGTGGCTCGTAGATCCCGACCCAGTATTCTCGGCGCTTGTCCATGGCCTCGTTGAGTTGACCGTACGGGTCTGGCGCTGCCTTGACCTCGGGGACGGGAGCGGATGCCTGGCCGGTCGGCGGGGCGGACTGCGGCGGCATCTCGGCCTGCGCCGCGGCAGCCTGAGCCTCCGCCTGCGCCTGAGCCGAGAGATCCTGGAGCGGGGCTTTCGCCTTCCACGCCAGGATGACATCGCCTTCCTCGCGCTCCTCGTAGCCGGCCATCACGCGCTGCTCGTTCACCGTCAGCCAGTCGGCCTTCTGGATCTGATTGAACAGCGCCTCGCGGTCCTCCTGGAGCGCTTCGATGCTATCGCGGTCATAGGACAGCGTGAGCGCCGGGCCGAACTGCGGGGCGAGCCAGTTGTTGAGGTCGTCGGCGATGCGGTCGAGCAGGGGCAGGATCGTCTCGGTGTAGAGCGCCTTCCGGGCCTCGCGGCGGTTCTGATAGGTGGCCGACATCAGGCCGACCAGCTCTCCCGGCACCCCGAACGCCGCGCAAATCCGCTGAGCCGACCACAGCATCGACTTGTCCATCGACATGTCCTGCGGCGAGAAGCTCAGCGGCTGGGCCTCGAGCCCACCGTCCAGGATCATCGGGCGGCCAACGTTGTCCGTTCCCTGGTAGAGCTGGGCGATCTGCTGCTTGAGACGGTCGTACTGGCGATCGTCCAGGGCGTCTTGCGAGCGGAGGACCATCCCGGGCATCGCCTGGTTCTGGAGGAGCCGGACCTCGTACCGCGCCAGCTCGTTATCCTGGTCGATCGCGCGGGCCGCGGCCTCGAGGGGGCTCATCCCATACCAGTCATCGAGCGGCGAGAACAGCCGGATGTGAAGGCAGTGCTCAGTGTCGAGGTCAATCCGCGCCGTTGAGACTTCGTAGCGGTAGCCACGCACGCGGTTCTGGGCATCAGGGAGGACCCGCATCCGGTCGGGTCGGAGGACGTACAGCTCTCGCGGTGCTCCCCGGTCGGGACCGACGGCCTCGACGTAGCTGTTCCCTGCGATCAGGAGGAAGCTCACGAGCTGCTCCGCCCACGCGCCGTACCCCTGCTCGGGGTTCGGGCGGCGAAGCAGGTCGAGGAGCGGGTGGCTATCGAGCTCACGGGCGGACTCGCCGCGGCCCTGGTAGAGTCTCCAGGGAATGCCGGCGATGCCACGGGCGATCTCGGTGATGCAGGCATAGACCCACGGGTTCGTGGCGTAGCCCTCACGGCTCAGCGCCTGATAGTCCCGGGGGGTCCACACCGCGTCCGGCAGGTTGCGGACGAGGGCCTGCGTGGTCGCGCTGGCCTTCACTTCGACGCCAAGCGCGCGCCGCATCCAGTCACGGAATCCCATCATCGCTCCCTTCGCAGACATGTCATAACCTGCGTATACCCGGTTCCGCCGTGCGCTCGAGCATCAGCTCCGTGATGCCCCACACCAGCGCGTCCATCCTGTCCGGGCTCTCGTGCCCCGGGGTCCACCCGCACAGCTGGTCCTCGAGACCGGACCACGCCCCGACGTGATGGACCTTGCCCTGCTCGTAGAGGGCCGCCACGGGTTCGGCACGGGCCACCTTGCCGCGGGATGCCCGCACCTCACGGATCGGGAGCCTTCCTTGCAGTGTACCCAGCAGGTGGCGCACGAGGTCCCCGCCCTGGTTCACCTCGACCACGATCGCGTTCGCCTTGTGCCGATTGTAGCAGGCCACGACTTCCCGACCCCAGGCGTCCGGGCTGCCTCGCATCGACCGGTCGTCAAGGACGTAGCCGTGGCCGTCAGCACCGAGACCCACCACGATGATCCCGGTCTCGTCGGCTTCCTCGCCGGCTGTTACCGCGGGGTCGACAGCCACGACGACCCGCACGAGCTCGGGTAAGGCGTGCCTGCGGTTCGCGTCGATCTCGGAGCGCTGCCATAGGGCCGCGGGGTTATCGTCGAGATCCTCGCCGAGCAGCTCCTGGCGCCCGATGCGGGTGCCCTCGTAGCGCGACACGATCGCCTCGAGGAACTCCCTGGCGAGGTTCGCGCGGTTCTGGTAGGTGGTCCCGCGAGTGACCACGGTCCCGGGGTCGGCAGCGATGCGGCGCATCAGGTCCGTAGGGCGGGGCGTGGTCGTAACGACAGCACGGGGGTCGCTGCCGAGCCGGAGCCCCATGCGCAGCTGGTCCCACGCTTCGGGGTAGCGCCAGGCTCCGACCTCGTCGCACCACGCCGCATGATGCTGCGGGCCTCGCAGGCGCTCGGGCTCGTCGGCGGAATAGCAGTATGCCAGCGCCCCGGACGGGAACACGAGCCGGCGGCGGGACGGCTGATACTCGGGCCGGTCGTGCGGGCCGCAGATGCTCATGATCCCGCTGTCGCCTTCGACCATCACATCCCGCACGTCCGCGGCGGTCGGACCCACGAGGGCGATGCGGCCGACGTTCCGGGCCTGCTGGCGCACCCACTCAGCCCCGACGCGCGTCTTGCCCCACCCTCGCCCGGCCTTCACGAGCCAGGTGCGCCAGGTGCCCGCGGGGGCGAGCTGCTCGGGACGTGCCCAGAACGGCCAGGCGTAGCGGAGCGCAGCCAGCTCGGCGGGAGTGAGGCTCGCAAGGATGCTCTCGCGGTCTGGGCTGCCGGCCAGGTCGTGCAGGTTCACGGGGCCTCGGTGGATGCCGCGGCGATGCGCGCCCGTGCGATGGCGGCGTAATCCTCCGACAGCTCGCACCCGAGGAACCGGAAGCCCTCGAGGACGGCGGCCTTGCCCGTGGACCCGGAGCCGGTGAACGGGTCGAGCACGATGCCACCCGGTGGCGTCACGAGCCGGCACAGGTAGCGCATCAGGTCCGTGGGCTTCACGGTGGGGTGGTGGTTTGCGCGTGGCTCCGATGGTCTCCCAGCGTCGCGGAGCGCACCGATCCCAGCGTCGCGGAGCGCCTCCTCGCGGTCTCTCTTCGATGCCTTCGCGCAGTAGAAGAACCGGGCGGCTTCCCCGAGGCCTGAGGTCACCTCGTCGCTGCCGTCGTGGATGACGTTCGCGGGCCAGCGGCCGGAGTCAGATCCAGACTCAAATGGCCTATTGCTGCCACCATATCCGATTGATTCCACATTCGATCTTCGCGTGCTCTCCGTTCCCACCCGGCACCCGTCGATGTTCAGCGCCCCGGTGCCGTGCGACAGGACGTTCTGCGCCACCGTGCCACGGAACGGCTTGCGGGCCACCACGATAGGCTCGTGAGCAGGCTTCAGCGCCGTACCCCACCCGGACCACTGCTCGGCCTCTGGCGTCGCGGGGGCGGTGATGGCGCGAGACTTCTCGCATGCGTGATGATCATCGTGAAACGGTCGATGCCATTCGTGAGTCCCTGTTCCTGCATTCTCTCGCCGACCAGCGGGCCACCAGTTCTCCTTACGACCGACCACCCGACGCTCCTCCCCGGCCTCGCGGTCGATCGCCTTGCTCACGTCGTGCGACTTCGGGAATCCCGACCCGTATAGCCACATGATCTGATCGCGGATCTCGAACCCGGCGTCCTCGATGGCGCAGACCATCCGGTGGTACGTCCGGCTCCCCGAGAACGCCAGAAGGTGACCACCCGGGCGCAGCACCCGCAGCGCCTGGCGCCACACTTCGAGGTCGTAGGCGATGCCGCTCGCGTCCCACGACTTGCCCATGAATCCCAGCTCGTACGGGGGATCCGTCACGATGGCATCGACGCTCTCATCGGCCAGTCCGGACATCAGCTCCCGGCAGTCGCCGACCATCACGACCGCGCTCACGCTGGACCGTCCTGGCTGCCCGTCAGCGCCCGTAGCTTCGACATCACGGCTTCCGCGTCGACCTTCACCTGTTCCTCGCCTTCACGGGCCTCCTGGAGGCCTTCCCGGCCATCCCTGCGCCCATAGTCGTTCGGGTATCGGCGCTCGAGCTTCCACGCGGCCGCGGTCCAGTTGCCTTCGCTCGCCGCCTTCTCGATCCGGGCGAGCCACCCGACGGTTGCCTTGCCCTCTGCTTCTTTTATAGCGTCATGAAACGCCGGCGATTCGCGCATCCAGCGGCGAAACGTCTCGTAGGATATGCCAGCGAAGTTGCACGCGTGGACGTATGTCGCGCCCAGCTCGATGGCGTGACAGAGTTTCTCCTGGCGTTCGGGAGTGCACTTGCTCGTGCGGCCCATGGTCTCCTCCATGTAGAGACGCCAGGATCGCCCCTGTCCCGTCACCCCGGGGGCGCCTGGCGGGCCTAAGGTAGCACTCCTCGCGGCCCAGAGCTGCACCACCGAGACGAACGGTGCGTGTGGTCGAAACAGGACCACCCGGCGAACCTGCATGCAGCCTATGTGAGCATTGTACCCAGACAGCGCGAAGCCCCCGGGATGCTCTCCCGGGGGCTCGTGGGGTGGTTTCTACCAGGCCATCCCGTACATTCCGCGTTCACGATGGCGATCCAGATCAAAGTCCGCCTCGATTTCGGCTTCCGCCAGCGCGTCCTCCGACCAGCTCTTGGAGGTGGCGCGGTACGCCTTCGCCTTGAGCGCCTCGTACTCGGTGAGGTAACGGTTCAGGTTGAAACGGCTCAACCGCGTGCTGGCTCCCTTGTAGAGCACGATGGCAGAACGCAGAAAGCGCAGGCGGTTGTAGATGGTGGCGGCGGCAGCTGCTCGGCCGTGGTGGTTGCACAGGTCGCGGTTGCTCATCTAGGATCTCCTTCGGGTGGGTGGTGCGCTCTCGATGTGTTAATACTACCCGGGGCTGTATCAAGCTGTCAACAGTTTTCCACGAAAAAAATCACCCGGGCCGAAACCCGGGTGATCGAAGGAGATCGAGAGCGGCGCGTGCGCCAGGGCGGTTTATCTTCGGGGGGCCCCGTCCCTTTCAGCCTCTCGGCTTAGCTGTTCACCCCGGGATGATCATACCACGGCGCAGCCACGCGAGGAGGCCGGCAGTGTCGTCCGCGTCGTCGAGCTGCTGCTCCAGCTCGTCGTCCTGACGGTCGGCGTCATCGGCCCCGGGGTCGCCGCTCGGTCGGTTCACCGCACGCGGTTCCCGAAGGTGTCCCACCGGCTCGGTGCCGTGCTGTATCGGTCGAGGAGCGCGTCGAACTCACCGGGGTCGAGCATGATCGGGTCGTGTCGCCAGTCGCAGTAACGACCGTCCCTGAGCGCCGCCCTTGAGCTTCCGCAGATCAGACAGCCACCGGTCGCCTGATAAGCCTTCGCGACGATCGACTTCCAGCGGGCGTCGTGCCGCCAAGATCTCGTGTGATCCGGGTCACGATGGCAAAGGTCGGCGTCAACGGAGCAGGAATCACAGACGGTCCTCTGCCTGCCGGCGCTCTGGCCGACCAACTGCCCGAGGAGCCCGCAGTAACGACAGCCGGCAGGCGGGAGCTTCGGCTTCTCGGTGGCGAGCTTCCGGTTCTTCTCCAGGCTCTCAACATACGGGATCTCTACCCGCGACTGGCCGCGCCTGTAGCTCATGAGCCCGTCGAGTTCATTGCCGCGCCCGACCTCTACCATGCCATTCGCGACCCAGCGTACCCACGCGTCCGAACGGTTGATCTTCCTGGCCAGCTCGGTGACGTGGATCGGCCCGTGCCTCAGCACGTCGACAATCGACGCCACATCCTCCTCATTGATTCCCCGAACCTGCCACTGCGTGTTCCTCGGCACGATCTCCTCCTATCAGCGCGATGCCCGGCCTCTCGAACCGCTCGAGAGCTACCGGGCATGCGGGCGATGGACACCCTGATTCTACCCGATTCCGTCGCGTTTCTCACGCTGCTCGATAAGCGTCGCGGTCGCCTCGGCCAGGAGCCGGAGCGCCCGGTGCAGCACCTGGTCGTCCTCGTCCTGTCGCGCTCGCATGCGATCCCGCTCCTGGTCACCGTTCACGACTTGCCTCCTCAGAAAACCCGTCCGGGTATCGCGCCCGGAGCTTCGCCACGTTCATCCCTGCTACCACGCCCATTTCGGCCCCGAGGATCGTCGTCAGCTCCGCGATGTACCATAGCACGTCGCCGAGCTCCTCGAGCATGGCCAGCGTGTCCAGGTCGTGGCCGTGCCCGATGTGTTTCTTGACCGCCTCGCTCACCTCGGCAGCCTCGCCCACGAGCCCGAGGGCCGCGACGGCCAGGCGGTCCCGGAAGCTCACGTCCGTCCGGGCCGTCCGCTGCGCCTGCTCCTGGTAGGCCGTGAATCCCGCGTCGATCGCCGCCCACACGTCCATCACACCCCCGCCTCAGTCCAGTCGCTCGCCTCGGCCAGGAGCCGCTCGAGCTCCGCCATCCGGGGCTTCCGGATCGCGTAAATCTCCTGCCGGTCCCGGGCGGCCCAGTCCGCCACAATGTCCTCGATGAGCTCCCACATGGCGAGCTGCGCCTGCTCCTGCCTCGTCATTCCTGCTCCTTCACGTCGTCGATCACGCCGCATAGCTCCTCGAGGACCACGAGGTCCGTGAATCTTACTGCCATCGTCGATGGTCGGTTCATCGCCACCCACTCCACGAGTAGCATCTCGATCACGTCACGCAAGGCGACCATGGCGCGTTCCTGTCTGGTCATCAGATCGACCTCCCGCCACGGTAGCGAGCCAGGGCCTTCTGCCGGTTGCTCTGTATGCCCAGCTCGCGGAGCTTCCGGCGCAGGCTCTCGACGTTGACGCCGATCGCGAACGAGATCGCCTCGACCGCGTGACCTGCCTCGATCATCCGCCGGATCTGCGGGATCTTGGGCTCCCAGTCAATGCGACCGAACCCGCGGCGTCCCGGGTCCTTCGGGAGCTTACCCTGCGCCCGGAGGGTCGCCCGCATCCGAACGACCCAGTTGTCAGACCGATTGATCGCGGCGGCGATCTCGGCGATGGTCGCGCCGGCCTGCGTCATCTCCAGGACGGTCTCGACGGCATCCTCGTGCCCAGGCTGGCAGCGACGACCGGAGCCCTTGCCCTGGATAACGCCAACCGTGACCAGCTCCCGGATGACGGCGTAGCAACTTGAGAGGTTCCTGCCGAGAGCCACGCTAATCTCGGCGACGGTGGCTCCGCCCTGGTAGAGCTTCACGACGGCAGCCACGAACTTCGGGTCACGGACCTTCTTTCGAGGTGCGATCTCCCCGGCCTCAGCCATGCGGGCGATCATCTGCGAGATGGCAGGCTGCGTCATCCCAAGGTCACCGGCCATCTCGACCTGCGTCCGGCCCTGCTCGAGATACTCCCGGATCTGCTCCCGGATCTCCTTCTTCGTCTTCACAGCTTGCCCTCCGCCTTCAACGTCCGCACGATAAGGCTCACGGTCGGTTGACTGCACCCGAGCTTCTCCGCGATCTCGACCTGCTTGGCGCCAGCGCGGGTCATCCGCAGGACCAGCGCGATGAACTCCTCGGGGCGGGCGTTCGGGCGGATCTTCACGCCGAGCTTTCTTAGCTCCAGGGCGACGGCGTAAGGGTGCAAGGTGCCGCCACGGGTTCCCGTGTAGCCCATCTCGATCAGGCTGTCGGCGATTTCCCGGAGGCTCGCTCCGGCCCGGTAGGCATCAGCGGCCGCGTGCATGGCCTTCTCGTCGGGTGGGTTCTTCGTCGTCATCTTCAGATCTCCACGTCTACGCCGCGTCGCGCGGCTGCTTCTCTCTGTTTCTTTGCCCGTTCACGCGCTCGCTTCGCCTCATTGCGACATGGCTCGGAGCAGTAACGGGATTTGACCTTCTGCGCGTGGCCTCCGGGGCGCCAGGCCGGGATCCAGGATGCCGGGTAGAGCTTGCCGCACATCTCGCAGGTCTCGGTCGCGTGCGGGCTCTCGACCGCGCTGTAATTCCCGACCGGCTTAATCGGTCCGATCATCGTGCGGCCTTCGATTCGAGATAGTCGAGAACTAAACGCAGCGCCTCGGCACGATGCAGGCGGATCCTCTGTCCTTCCCTTGCCCCACGGTCCGTCTGCCGGTACAGTTGCCACGCGGTCTGATAACTCACGCCTGTCATTTCAGCCACGAAGTTCAGATCGACGTACATAGATTTCTTGACCCGGCCATTTCCCAGTTCATTCGACCAGTAGAAATGTGACCAGTAAACAGCGTCGAATCTCCTCCAGATTCGATAAGTGTTTCCATTCCGGACTCTTGTCACAGACTTCGGGAAAGCCTCTTTAGCTTCCTTGCCCCTTCTCACGCTCATGTCGCCGTAATTCAAGATCGTGCGAGCAGCGAGCCCAGAAATCGCGCTGAACTCATGCGCATCGATCAAGTCATTTGCCCTCACGACGGGACGAACTTTCGAAGATTTCAACTCCTTGAGCATGAGCTGCTCGAGTTCTACCACCGAAGTCGGTGCAGGTGCGTCAGGAGCAACCGGAACGGTCTGCGCGACCTCGACGGTCGGAGCAGGAACCGAGGTCGGTGCAGGATCGACGATCGGCGCGACGGGTGCAGCCGGTCGGATGACATCGGCCAGCCATGTGCGGAACTTGTTAAGCATCTTCGATCTCCTTCTTGATCTCCGGGATGTCGAGCCGGCGGGACCACCACCGGATTTGCTGCGCGAGGCCCTTGAGCCTGTCCCACGGGATGCGGATGTCGATCCTCAGTCCCGGGCCTTCTTCGAACTCGACGAGGGTCACCACCGTCTCGAGGGGTGGCGGGATCTGCCGGAACATCAGCAGACCTCCAGCAGCTCGAGCTGCACGCCCACCTGGTCGTCGTTCAGCGGGTGGACATCTGCCCGGATGAGGGCGCTTCGGTCCTCGGCGAAGTCGGCTTCCAGCTCGATGTAGTCCCCGATGTCCAGGTCGTCGAGGCCGCACCGCGGCAAGACGAACCACGAGTTCGACAGCTCCCACCGGTCACCAGGGCCGGCCTCCGGAGAGACCTTGACCCGGTCGATCGTCAGCTCCGACTCCAGGGCGTCGAGCAGCCTCTCCGTGAACTCCCGCACGAACGGGCTCCACCGCTTGACCTCCATGCTAACCGTCATCCTTCGACCTCCTCGAAATCGCTGAACGCGATGCGGATCATCTCCGCGTCAATCTTCTCCACCTGGGCCAGAGCGTCCTGAATCACCCGGCGGATCCTCGCGGGGCTCCAGCCAGCCCGGACCATCGCGACCGTCACCGCCGAGGTGAACTCCTCGCGGATGCGCGTCACGATGTCGGTGAGCATCGCGACCTCCGTCTCCGTCATCGCCATTCGTCGGCCTCCTCAGTCATCACCGCGGCAAGTTCTCGCATCGCGCGGTTCCACAATCTCACTGTCTCTGGGTGCCCGAACAACCGGCCCTCCACGAGGGCGTCGATCCCGTCGAGCATCGCCTCCACCCGATCAGAACAGCCGGATGTCGTCCACCGGGTCGGGCTGTTCGAACAGTCGCTGCTGTCGCGGGTCGTGCTGCGTGACATCCTTCGGCCTCCTCCACCACGAGCCTACCTCCAGGGTCAGGCTCTCCGGCACCCACGTCGTCTCATCGTCCGGTGTCCAGTCCGCATCAGCGGTGGCCGTTGCCTCGACGAGCTGCCACAGCGGGCCGTTCGTGAGCCGGGTCATCTCGGTTCCATCGACCGTCACGGCCTGGACCGAGAACTGGAACATGCTCTCCGTCAGCTCGCGGATCGCTGCCACGCTGTCCGTGATGTGCTCCCACTCGATCTCCTCGTTCCGCCGGAGCATCCCGCGGATCTCCTTGTCGAGATCCACGGTGATGCGGGTGGCCGGGGCGGACCGCTTGAGGAGCTTGAGCAGCACCGCGTGCCACTCGATGGCCAGCGGGCTCAGGTTCCCGACCTCGGGGCTCACAGGATGCCCCGAAATCCGCGGTCCTGCGCCTCGAGGTCGAGGACCAGGTCACGATCCACCCGCTCGTCGATCGCACCCCACAGGGCGCAGATCCCGACGAGGCATCCGCGAGCGTCCCAGTAGCCTTCGCTCTTGAGATACGCCTTGAGGATGTTCACAGCCAGCTCGGCGCTGCTCTCGCAGGTGACGTGCAGGTTCACATGCTGGTCGTCCTGGACGGACCACACGAGGCTCGCGGTCGCGCGGCCATCGGCGTCACGGACGATCACCTCGACCTCGGGGCGTACCGGGCGGTCCGGTCGCCCGTGCGGGTGCCACAGGATTTCAACGTGGTTCGGCATCTCGACCTCCTAGAAAACAGTCTCGCGCTCGTAGAGCACTCGGGTGGGCTTGTTGTCGTGGGCTTCCTGGACCGAGCCGCAGCCGACGTAGGCCACGGCGAAGACGACGGCGGCGGCTGCAAGCCAGCCGATGATCTCGCGGATCATCCGAGGGCCACCATCGAGAGGAACCCGGGAGCCTTTACCAGAAATCGGTCGATCTCCGGAAGGCTGACTACGATATCTGCGTCAACGTAGTCCACACCGGCGACTTCGCAAGCGCGCCGAGCACGGACCTGTGCGACGCGGAGCCAGTCACGGCTCGGGGTGCCAGCGGCGACGGTCACTTCGATGAAAGCAGCGTTCGTGGTGGTGGTGAGCATCTCGATCTCCTCGTTGCCCCGGGCGGGGCGGTCGTCCGTTCCTGCCGAGTGCCCCTCGCGCCCCGTGGCGCCATCGCGTTCCCTCGACAGATTGATATTAACGCGTCATCCTTCGACGCGTCAACGGGTTTCGCGAAGATTCCTCGAGATTTTTTTCGGCGGGTTATCGGCGGTCACCAGTCGATGGCGGCGCCCTGGAGTTCAAGCTCCGTCAGCTCGCCGATGATCGTCCTCAGCCTCGCGAGAGCCGCCTCCCACTGCGGGTGGTCGTCGTCGTGGTCATCGAGCCACGCCTCCGCCTTCGCGAGCCGCGTCAGCGCGTCGACCACCCGGGGATCAAGGGTCGAGTTCGTCGACGAAGGTTTCTCTGTCATCACGTCCGGCTGCGGCGTCTCGTCCGGTGGAGACGCTTTCTCCAGCGCCTCCTGATTGAACAGACTGCTTGCCCTTCCGGGCGTCCTCGAGTGCTTTCTGGACTCGACTGACATTCTTGACCTCCTCCTGAATGGTCGTCTCAAGGACGAGCTTGCTGTCCGGATTAACGTTCACGGCGACCTTCCCGAGGGTGCCGTGCTCTCGGTGCTTCAGCACCTCGATGGTTGAGTGCGACTCGTGGCGGGTGACCACGATGACGTTGTGGGCGAGGTCCGTGATCTCGGACGTGCCCTTGATCGCGGCCTTGTCGACGCCCTGGTGGTCGCTGGCGCCCTTCCTCGGGTGCGCGACAAGGTGGACGTGCGCATCATACGTCCGGGCGAACGCTACCAGCCGGTCGACCGCGACCTTCTGCGCGGTGTAGTCGTCGACGCCGAGCTTGAGCCTCATCATCGAGTCCACGACGAAATGCCGAACGTCGTACCGACGGCGAGCGTATGTCCACACCTCCAGCAGGCGATCCACCTCGAGGGTCCCGACGTGGTCCAGGAACCACAGGCCCTCCCCGAGCTGCCGGACCGTCTCGCGGACCATCGTCTCGTCGAGCTGGTGGCTGCCGGCGGTCTGCATCACGAGCCAGCGACTGTACCGCGGGACCGGCAGCTCCAGGGTGGCAATGCAGACACGCTCTCCTGCGTGGACGATGATGTTACTCGCCACCTGCCCGAGGACGGTCGACTTCCCCGAGCCGTTGGCCCCGGTCCAGACCGTCAGCTCACCAGCGCGGAAGCCTCGCAGGATCCCGTCGAGGCCGCGCAGCCCCGAGGACGTGCCGACGAGCTTGCCTTCGTCGAGGAACGCGGCCACGATCGCATCCTCGCAGTCCAGGATGCTCACGAGGGCGTCCGGGGTGGTCACGGTGGCGTTGTTCACCGCGGCCACGATGTCGGCCCCCGGGATGCCGGCCACGAGGCATTCGTTAAGATCTTTCATCGGCCATCGCACGACCGCGGTGCGCCAGTGCCCGATCCGCTTAGCTAACTCGACGGCGCACTTGCGTCCGGACTCGTCGTCGTCCATGCCGATCATGATCTCCGAGAAGCGGTCCAGCCACGGAAGCCACTCCTCGACCCATCGCAGGTCGCCCGTGCCGCCCGGCATGCTCACGACCGACCGGATGCCGTACTCCGTCGCGCTCATCGCGTCGATCTCGCCCTCTACGATGAGCAGGCTATCGGCGTCATCCGGGATCAGGTGCATCCCGACGAGGCCCGGGCGGGCATCGACCTCGTGGAAGAATCCCTTTCCGGTGAGGGTCCTGCGCTTCACGTCGATCAGGGTGCCGGCGTCATCGTAGACCGGCCAGAGGATGCAGCCGTCACGGAAACCCACCCGCCACGCCCGGGCCGTGTCGACCGAGATCCCGCGACGCTCGAGGTAGGCCAGGTGGTTGCTGCTCGTGCTCGCCGCGGCTTCCTCTGGCGGTAGCCGGTAGACCTTGCGGGCGGTCTGGACCGATACCAGCTCCCGCGGCTCGGCGATCGGTCGTGCGCCGGACAGCCTCTCGACCAGGGTGAGCCACCCGCCGCGCTGCCCGCACGAGTCCTGGCGGTTGCAGATAAACCTGCCGTCAGCGAGGAT